TGTTTCCGCAGTGCGAGAACCTGTTCCGCGAGCTGGCCGACCTCCCGCATGCCACCAAAGGCGACCCCGAGGACAGCGACCAGGGGGCCAGCGACCACGCCGCCGACGCCCTCCGCTACCTGACTGTCAACCTCGGCAGCGGCCCCTCCTGGCCCGACGTGGAACCGCCGGAAGAGCCCCTCTTCCCCGGTGCTGAGGCCCTGGAGTCCCGCGGCCCGTTCGCCTGGCGCCAGGCCGACGATGCCCCCGAGCGCGACCCCCGCCAGGGCTCTACCCAGCGCCCCCCGTGGGCCTGAACCTGATCTAGCGGCCGGGAGGTCTGGTGCCCCTCGCCGGCTGGATCCCCCCCGCGTTCCGCCGGGACGTCACCGAGAAGAAAGCTCGCGCCGCAGCGATAGCCAGTCCGGACGGCCCGGCGCGAGCCCTCCCGGCCCGCACCGGGTTCGTGCCCGGCATCCCCTCCGGGGGCATCGATGAGCATTACCAGGCAATCGGGGCGAGTACCGGTTCTGACCGGAACACTCTTCTTACCGAACTTTACGACTGCTACATCACGGTCCCCGCCGCGTGGGTGGCCGTGCAGGTCATCGCCCGGACGATCACCGCCGGGGGCCTGTACTCGGACTGGGATGCGGACACAGGCGAAGGTGACGAGGCGCCGGAGAAGCCGCCGGCGGTCGTCGCGCTGGAGCGGTTCTACGCGTTCTGCAACCCTGACCAGGACGTCAGGCAGATCATGCGGAACGCGATCGCGCAACTCGTCGTGTTCGGGGACTTCCTGCTTGAGGTCGTGTGGGACGGCCCGACCCCGGTCGCCCTGTACAACCTGGACGTGCCGACGACGTACCCAAGGGCCGACGAGCACGGCCAGATCACAGGGTGGGTGCAGCAGACCGACCTGGGGCAGACCGCCACGTTCGAGCCCCGCGAGGTCATCCACGGCTCGCTCGACAGCGCACGCCCCGGCGTCAACGGCGTCGGCCCGGTCCAGGCGATGCTGCAGGAGATGGCGTCGTGGCTGTACGCCGCGGCCACCGAGAAGGAGATGCTCCGCAAGGGGCTGCCCGCTAATCTCCACGTCGACCTCGCCGCGGGGACGTCACCCGACGAGGTGACCCGGTGGGACAACCGGTACCGGTCCCGGAACCTCGGGACGAAGAACATCGGCGCTCCGCTGATCTCCACGGGCGGCGGGACGGTCACCGAGCTCCAGGCGGGGAAGCTCGCCGACGTGCTGGCGGCGAAGGCCGCGGCCCGCGACACGATCCTCGCCGGGTGCGGCGTGCCCCCGGCTGAGGGCGGCGTGATCGAGTCCGGCAACCTCGGCGGCGGCACGGGTGACAGCCAGCACCGGTCGTTCATGCTCAACACCTGCGACCCCATCGGCGCGATTCTCCTCGAAAAGCTCAACTTTCACATCGCCGTGCAGGGTTTCGGCGTCCAGGGCTGGAAGAGCAAGTTCCGCGAGGTCGACTACCGGGACAGCATGGTGGTCGAGCAGATCCGGGACACGCGGCTGCGGAACGGCTCGTGGTTCCTGAACCGCTACCGGGCCGACATCGGGGAGCCCCCGGTGCAGGGCGGCGACAAGGCGGTGCTGGTGGACCGGCAGAACCTGGTCCTGTGGGAGGACATGGAAGCCATGTCCAAGGCGTCGGTGGCGAGCAAGGACCCGGCTGCGGCAGCGGCGGCGGGGATGACCGGGCCGGGACAGCAGCCGCCACCGGGTCCGTTCGGTCAGCAGCAGCAGCCCGGCAAGCCCGGCGCGGAGTCGCTGGCGGTGCAGCGCAGCCAGGTCCGGGAGGCCCTCCGCGCCTACCATGCCGCGTCGGCCGCGGTGTACGAGGACGCGGCGTCGGGCGTGTATGCCCAGATGAGCAAAGCCTTCCCTGCTGCCGCGATCTCATGGGTGAAGGACACGCCCTGGCAGGGGCCCGAGCGGGTGCCGCTCGATCAGGTCGACATGTCCGACAAAGGCGAGTGGCGCGCCAGCCGCGAGCCCGGCAAGGTCGCGAAGCTCGCCGCGAAGATGCACCGCAGCAAGAAGCCGCTCCGTCCCGCCGTCCTGGTCCGCTGGCCCGGCAGCCAGAAGGACGTGCCGGTAGATGGCCACCATCACATCCTCGCCGCGATCGAGGACGGCCAGCACTTCATCTGGGCCTACGTCGGCCACGTGGACAGCGAACGGGGGCCCTGGATGCAGACCGCCGCGAGAGAGATCCGCATCCGGAAGGCAGCATGAGCGAGCAGCCGCCACCCGAGGAGCCCTACCAGATCGAGGGCACTGAGCCGGCCTGGGAGCCGGCCACGCTGCCGAACCGGCCGCTGACGGCTGCTGACGCCGCCCCGTTCGTCCCCAAGATCATCTCGTGACCGCCTGCACCACATGCGATACCCCGCTAGCCTCCGCACCTCCCGCGCCCGGCTTCATCACGCCGCGATGGGGCCACCTGGTGCCGCCCGCTGACGGCCACGAGCCCGGAGTGCCGCCGGTCATCGTGACCTACAGCCGCGACGTGGCCGGATGGCGTGCGGACTGCCCGGAGGTCCCCGGCTTCCCCGTGCGGGGCGCGGTGAGCCTGGCTGAGGCCAAGTCGGTGGCCTGGGTGCTGCTGGGGAGGATCGGGCCGCCGCCGCGCCCGGTGACCGAGCGTGTCCCCGGAACCTGACCCGGCCGCGCTCCTGGCCTCTCTCGCTGCCGCCCTGACCGCGTGCGAGCAGGCCGGGCTCAAGGTCCGGCTACGGCACGGCGGCGTGATCGAGACCCGGCGCGGCTACGTGGTCCGGGCACCGGGCGGATGGGTGGCCAGGACGCTGGCATGGACCGAGTTCAGTACCGCGACGGAAGGCGACGATGACGACTGACATTGCGCAGGCGCGCAGAGAGCTTGCGGAGGCAATCGTGGAGTCGGGCGGGGCCGAAGTGCGCAGCGACGAGGAACGCCCGGTCAAGCGCATACCGGGACCGGGCACGTTCGAGCTGACCTGTGACGGCCCCGGATGGAAGGCCCTCCCGGTCGTCAACGGTCACGTCTGCCCGATGGTCTCCGTCGACGTGCATGTCGACGCGGAGAGCTTTCCCCGGGTGACCTTGCGGCTCATCGCGGCTGAAATGCTGAAGCTCGGGTTCAGCCCCGCCGAGATCGAGGTGGACGGCGAGACCCGCGCGGCCCTGGTATCGCTCGGCTGGACTCCGCCGGATGACGCGGCCGTCACCGAGCCCGCGCCACGGCGGAACGAGATCACTGAAGCCTGAGAGGCGCGCAGAGCGGGCCTCTTGCGGTCTTGACCGCTCGATCCGCCACTGAAGCCGGACCGCGACAAGCGGCGGGCGCGTCTCTCAGCTAGCACCGGGAGGGCCGGTGGCACTCCCTCCGCTGCCCTGTATCTACTGCCCGCCGGACGGCTCGGCCTGCTCCAGGTGCGATGACGACGGTCCGATGGAGGCCGTCTCAGCAGCCGCCCCGGCCATGGACCTGAACGCTTTGACCGGCATCTGGGCCGACGTCTACGCCCGCCAGGACGCTCTCTACGCGAAGCACCAGCGCAAGGCCCGCACCGCGTGGCGCAAGTCCGTGGCCGGACTCGACCTCGCCGCCCTGATCGCCGCGTTCCGCCGTCACGCGCTCATGGTCCCTGCCGCCCCTGCTCCCGGCACGGACCATGAGTCACCGCAGGCCCGGAAGCATCACAGGGCCGAGCTCCGGAAGCTGGCCCGGTCCATGGCCGCAGGGTTCCTCGCCGGGATGAACGACCAGCCGGACTACTCCGGGCTGCTTGACTGCGTTACGGGCGCCCTCACCGCAGCCTCGGGCGAGGGGACCGCCGCGGCCCTGGCCGTCAGCGCCGCTGGTGCCGGGTACGACGGGTTCGCGTGGGCCAGGGCTACCCGCGACGGCCGGCAGGAGCCGGACCGCCAGACCGTGACCGGCTGGCTGGCCAGGATCATCGCCGGGGCGGTCACCGACCTGGCCGCAGCCCTCACGGCGGGTGCCATCGCGGGGGACTCCGAAGCGGCCATGCTCGCCGCCGCAGCCGCGGTCCTCCGCAAGGCCCGCTCCGTGACCGCGTTCCTCGACCAGGCCATGGCCACGATGATCGCGGCCGGGATGGCAGCCGCGTACTCGGCGCTCGGCGGGATCGAGCTGCTGGATTTCACCACAGCGGGAGACGGCAAAGTCTGCGCCCGCTGCCAGGAGTGCGCCGACAGGAACCCGTACACGCCACGGGACTACCCCGGATCCCAGCATCCCCGGTGCCGCTGCGTGCCGCAGCCCCGTGGCGGCGCACTGCTCCCGCTCGCCGCGTTCGCCGCCTACCTCATCAAGAGGGCCGCCTGAGCGGCCCCCGCACCCGAAGGAGCCATCATGACCACTCCCGGCAGCCTTGCCTCCGGCGGCCTGCCCGTCGGATTCACCGGCGGAAACGTTGACATCGGCGGCGAGCTCGAAGCGAACAGTTACTGGGTCACGCCCACCTCCGCCCAGCTGTCCGGCTGGCTGGCCTCGACGATGGACCCGATGGCCGCCACGGTCACCACCGGCTCGGCGTCGCTGCCGGCCAGCAACGCCTTCACCGGCGGCCTGGTCTACCTGCCGGCTCCCGTGTCCAGCACGGGAATGTCTGTCTTCTGCGTGTCGCTGAACGGGGGCACCGTCAGCAAGTTCTGGGGCGCGCTCGTCCCGGCTACCGCAGGCACGGCGGTTGCCGCTGTCGCGGCGACCGCTGAGTCGCACGCCTCGATCGCGGCGACCACCCCGCTCGACCTGGCCTGGGCGTCCGGCCCGATCGCGGTCCCGGCCGGGTACTACTACCTGGGGTATGCCGCCACCTGGGCCACCGATGCGCCGACCTTCCTCGGCGGCCTGGCCTC